CTTTTGCATTCTCGGCGATAGCCTCCTCAACATTTTTCATTTGAATGAGCGCCTCTTGTACTAAGTTTTTATTTTCTTGCATGAAAAAATTATTTAATTTATCATATAAATAGTTCCAAAATGAAAAAAATTCATTTTGGTTATACTACTACGTAAGTTTTATTGGATTGTTGTAAACTTTTAATTGACTGATAACCTTGGGAATCTACCCAAGTGGTTAATGAATCAAAATTAGTTTCCCACACTATACATTGTATTGGGGCTCCTTGAGCATCTAATGCTTGGAGTTGGTAAGAATTAGTTCCAGCAACATTGTAGTGAATGGTTGACTGAGAAATTAATTGGATAGAGTTGATACTTAATCCAGTTCCTTCACAATACGCCAAACATGATGACCATGAGTTTGCGGAAATAACGTATTGTACTTGAGTTTGAGCTGACCCTAATATTGCTAAGAAATTCATATATTTTTTTTTATATAAATATCCCCCAAACAAAAAAAGTGGTCCAAAGACCACTTTTAAATTAATTAACCATTAAGTCAATTATTCAATAACTTCATCGATTTTACTTTCAGATACTGCGGTGATTCTCCAATCATGTGTGAACCCCTCGTATTTTTTTGTTACTTTCGCCTCAACGTCTGTAACGGAAAAACCTTTAACTAATTTTTCTTCTCTGATTTTTTTTATCTTACCTGTGTTTTCATCAGGGAAATCATACTGAATTTTTGCTACAAAATATTTTTCGTCCATAATTTTATTTTCCTAAAAAATCGTTCAATTTTTTCATTAAGTCAACTGATTTCTCAACATAATCATTACTTTGTTTAGATTTTTTTTCTTCGTCTAAATTTTCCTCGTATTTGTTTCTGTCCTCAGGGTTTGAAAATAGATAAGCTCCTGGTGTTGATGGGGATGATACCAAGTCAAAACATATTAATTCAAAATCATCTTGTACTTCATTTCTCTCTCCAACTTTTTTTAGTGAACCAACACCTCTTGATGAAACTCCCATTGTAACTCCTTGTCTCATTAAGTTTGCTGCGATATCTCCTTTTGTTGAAACAATACCTCTTTCGTGAAATCCTGGAGAAGTTAATAATTTCAATTTACCCATAAGGATATTTTTATCCCACCAAATGTCAGTGATAATGTGAGACACTCTATCCAAGTCAATAAGTGAAGATTCAGGGTGATTTAATTCTGATGTTGACAATCCTTTAGCAATAGATTGTTTGTATCTTTCCGCCTCTCTTTTCAAGATTCTCTCAGGATATGTTCTACCATTCCTATTTGGCGTATCATATTTTTGAAGTACGGCATAGAATTCAAAAGGGTTTCTATAATCCATATTTGTTGCCTCTTTCAACACCTCGATGTTACGAGCATCGGTCGGGGAAACATATCCCGCATCCATTTCAACCAATATACCGTGACCAATTTCACTGGCCTCTAAAATTCTTAAATTTTTCATCTAATCTTTTAAGATAAATATACCGTTTTGAATAGTTTATTGAGTCTCTTCTTTTTTTGAGTTTGAAAATTCAAAGTATTTGTTTTGTATTACGTTATTTTTGTATATTGATTTTACTATAGTTTTTACAGAATCTTTAATTTCATTACATTTAAAGTCCATCTCACACAAGGTGTATAAATTAATTTCTAAGTTAAAAAAAGATTTTTTTCCTTTTGATATTCCACTTGTTCTGAGGTCTAAATCGACTATACTTGTTTCTTTGAATAGTTTGGGGTTTATGGATTCGAAAACTGAATGTTTTATTTCTCTTCCTAAATTTGAAACAACTCTGTTCCAATTATCGTAGTCGTCTTTTGGTGTTACCCATGATTGAATGTTGATGTATACCGATTTTAAATTTTTTGAATCTACAGTTCCATATACCGACTTAATTGGGTTGAATAGGTTGAGCTTTACACTTTTTCCTTTTTTCATTAATCTTCATATTATATACGTTTATTTTTGTTACTCAAAAAATAAGACATATATACCTAATTGTCAAAATTTTTTTAAATTCGTAGATATTTCTAGAATATGTTAATAGTAAAAATCAACCAAGGGGAAAATCTCGAGAGAGCTCTTAAGACCCTTAAATCAAAAGTAATTAAAACAAAACAAACTCAAAAGTTGTTTGAGAGAAAAGAGTATACAAAAAAATCTGTACTTAGAAGAGCACAGATTTTGAAGGCAAAATACATACAACGTAAAAATTCAGAATTAAATTGATTCCTCTAAATTTTTTAATTTCAAGAAATTCAGTTGGTCAAATTTTTCTAATTTGATTTTGTCGATAGTCTCAGAAATTCTTGTTTTCATTTCCTGTGCTTCTTCTTTTTCTAAAATATTATTTAGTTTAGATATTGCACTTTCACGAATTGTTTCAAATCTATTTTCCAAAACTTTAGTATCTTCAGAAACTATTTGAATAAATTCTTTTTTAGAATTTTCATCTAAGGTTTCTATATAGTTCCTGATAGTTTGGTTTGCAACTGCAACCATTGAACTTATTGGAATGTTCACACTTTCTTTTATTGAATCTTTGCTTGAGGTTAGAATTTTTATCAAATTCTTTTTAGCATTAACTCTTTCAATCAAATTAATTCTTTGGCTATAAACTAACGTATCAATATCAGAATAATTGTTCTGAGTTTTTTCAGAAACATTTGATGGCAACTTTACGGTTGGCAAAACTTTGTTCAAAATATTAATCCCTTCTTCAATAAAATATTTTGCATCTTGTTCACTTAAACCTTGTGGAGTACTCAGTTGGTCGTATATTGTATACGCCTTAGACATGGATTTATTACTCAAAACATTGTGTTTGAATTCTCTCAATGTCTTCTTGAATTCCGTTTCATTTTTGTAGGACTCCAAAAGATTTTTTTCGATAAGGGATTTTACGGCTCCAAAGGTCATTTTGTTCTTTTTCAAATAAATATTATGAATTTAATAACTTATCCAATTCTTTTGAAATTTCTCCTAAAGAATCTTGTGCGTGCCCTAAATTAATCATTTCCGCCCCTTCAATTAGATTATTTTCAACCAAAATATTAAGGTCTTTCATTCTTGATTCAGGCGTAACTTCTCCTCCTGCTGGTGGAGCTTCAGCTGGTGGAGCTTCAGGTAGTGGAGGTTCTCCTCCCGTTGGTTCTGCTCCAAATGAAGGTGGTGCAGATAATTCTTCATATGTTTCTTAGCCCATGTAGATGATGTTGCTTGAATACCATTTCCTGGGTCTGCAACCAAATCTTTATATAACAATACCTTTTCTTTCCAAACGTCAATCTTTAATAAATCAGCTTGAGTCGATGGGTTTGTTAAACCTATGGTAAAGTTCGATAACTCATCTTCGAAACCTAATAAGAATAAGTGGACAATAGCGATTTTGTTTAACTCGGCCAACATACTTTTTTGGATTCTGTTGATTGTACGAGCAAATCTAATGTCTTGTAATGCTAAGTTCTTACCATCCCCAACAACTTCTTCAAACCCTAAGAACGCCTTAGGAACACGAAGTGCTGTTAATAGTTTCTTTTGAATATATTCAATATCGGCAATCTCAGATAGATTAGTTGCACCTGGTAATGTTGTAATTGGGTCTGGTGCTGCTGGGTCACGTACAGGGATGAAATAATCTTGGTCAACCGCCATCTGATTAAATCTCATATCTACGTTACCTGTTTTACTATCTACGATTTGTTCTCTCTTAAATTTGTTAGCAACACGTTGTACATATGCTTCAACATCATCGTCATTCATGTTACCTACGAACACTTTGAACATTCTTCTTTCAGGTGCTCTTGAAGTACGATAAATTAACATCGCGTCTTCTGATAGTAACAACTGTTTCCAAATACGTCTTGCTTTTTCCAACATAGAAGTTCCATATGGAAGTTTTCTATCATCACCTAATAATCTGAAGTGAGCAATTTCCCATGATTGGAATTCCATGTTTTTGTTCTTCCAAGTAAAATGTAATGCCTTTCTGTCTTTATCAACTTCATTTGTTACATCTGTTGCAATTTTTCCACTCGCTCCAACTTCATGTCTTTCAATTTCAATTGTTGGTAATTGTTGAACTCCAACAATACCTTTCTCAGGGTCAAGTTTCAAATACACAAAGTTATCACCATACTTACAAGTGTTTCTTGTCCACATTGGTAAGTTAGTGTTGATGTCTAAGGCGTTGTTGAATAAGTCGGCTAATACACCTTTTATTCTTTTTGATTCCGAATATATCTGAAGAATGAATCCGTCTTCGTTCGTTGTTGTAGATTCTTCGGCGTAGATATCTAACGCAGCTGAAATTTCAGGAGTATACTCCATTGATTCATAATCGTACTGTGCGGATAATCTTGTTGGTTCATAATAAATGGCTTGAGAGTAAAGATTGTTCTCTACTTTTGTCCACTGATTGGTTAAGTAATAAGTTTGTTGAGCCTGAAGTTTTTCTTTCTCGTATTCCTCTCTGCTTTTTGTGCGTAGAAGTTCCTTTTTATCAAACTTGAAAGTTGGATAATCTTGTCCTAAAAGTGAGTTCGGTCCAAATGTCTGTGACAGTCGTTGCCAAACCGTCATATTCTGTTCTGCCATATTATAAGTTTACTTATTACCTTGATAATATAAATAGTTATTTGGCACCAAATAACCACCCATATTTTTGGTAATCGGCTTTGGACGCCCCGTTATTAGAAAGGTGGGGGTCTCTTCCCATTTGGGGAACCATCGGGTTGAAAAATTCCGAGGTACTTTTATTTTCATTCATAACTGTAGACCAAGAATTCAACATTGCTTTTGTATGATTAACAACTTTGTTCAAAGATGCAAATGATTTTTCCGCAATGTATATTGCCATAGACAATCCCATGATACAGTCATCGTGTTGCCCTTTTTGGTGGTCAGGTCTTCCGTTAATATAAACAAATGTATTCATCTCATTGTAAGTTCTATGAGAATATATTTTGAATCCATGTCTTACCGCTTCTTCGAACGCCGCAATAATTTGAACCCTTTTAGTATTGAAGTTTATTCCAGGAATTTTGTCATTTATTTTTGGGTCCCATTTCCATTTGTTTGTTGTATCAACTCCATCTACATACAGTCCACCTTCATATTGAAGTTCTTGCATTTTTCTTGCCGTTGAAACACCCATACCTCCTGTAATATCAATCACACAATACGCATTATACATTGTGCCCCACTTGTAAGCAATTTCGGCCAAAATATCTGGTGGAATTTTTCCAACGTATTCAAAAACTTGTTCTCTTTCGTCAAAATCAATAATTTCTATGGATGAAAAATCTTCTGAATCACCACGAGATACATCGACACCCATTACATATTTGTGTCCGTTTACTGGTTCTTTAAAAATCCATAAAGCATTACCCATCAATTTTGCCTGAGGGTCTCTAAGTTGATTTTTAGAGATGTTTTGCATTAAATCAGAATCAAACACGTTATCACCTGAACCCAAGAAATTACACTCCAACTCCTGTGCAACTTTACGTCTATCGTACTTAAGTTTTTTAACCATACTTTCAAACCATGAAGAACATGGTTTATATCCCTGTTCAATATAGTCCTTAACCACACTGTGGTCTCTTTCATATGGATTATCCATGGATAAATCTATCAATACATCAACAGGGTAATCTTCCCTGTTTAATAGATAATGAACTAAATCATTTGTTTTAACCATGTAGAGGTCTTTTGTGTATCGAGGGTCTCTGAACCAAAACATTTCAGATATTTTGAAGTCGTTCATACCTCTCAAGGCTTGGTCATAAATTTCGTAGTAGATTGGGTCGTAACCGTTTGGTGTAGATACAACAATAACCTTACCACCCGTTGATAGTGAGGCCATACACGCTGACCAGAAATCTCCGTCAGCCTCGATAAACGCCGCCTCATCAAAAATAAGAATAGTAGGGGTATATCCTCTCAAAGCATCTTTAGAGGTTGCAACCGCCTTAACTTCACATCCGTTGTTAAGTTTAAAATGTCTTTGTGAATTTTTTTCAGCAGAAAATCCAATACCAACCCAAGCAGGCCATTGTTCAGTGAAACTTCTAACCTTGTTTGCCATCTCCATGGAGGTATCCAACTTGTTGGCAATGATTAGAATTTTTTCAGGTTTTTCTTTTCTTGCGAATGCAAGTTTCTTGGACGCCCATGCGGCAGTAACCGTAGATACACCAGCTTGACGATACTTCAAGGCGATGTTCTCGTTGTATTTTTCGTAATCATCTAAGAGGGAAACTTGGTCTGGAAATAAATCTAAAGGAACATACTTGGAAACAGTGTTGTCGTATGTTTGTAAATAAGTACGAAGTGCGTAAGGAGTACTCCTCATACACTTCGTATATTCTATAATTAATTGTTCTTTAGTCACGCATTTAGTTATTTAGGTCTCGATATACCTAAACCGCTAAAGAAATCATCAAGTCCATCGTCCTCGTCATCATCGTCTGAATCACCAGGTCCTAAACTACCTAAGAAATCACTCATTTCTTCATCGTCATTACTTTGTTTGTAGTCGTCGTACTCGGTTTTAAGTTGTTGAGCTTCTCTCATAATTTCTTTGAATTTTGAAGTAGCTCTTCTAACTTTTGATTCATCTTCTGAAATTGCAAGTCCGATTAATTCTAAAAACTCTTCGGCTGGTATCTGGTATAATACAGTGTGAAACCAGTTTATCAAGCCCTTGTTTGATTCTGAATACATTTCATCAGGTAATGCAAACCTAATTTTTTCAACAATCTCAGGACCTATTCTAAGTTGCATAGGTTCATTTGATAGGAGGTCTGTTTGACCCATAACTCTTTGAGCCATTTCAGGGTCTTGAGGTAATCCGTATCTACCTTTTGCCTCTTCTATACCTTTAATAATTTCATGACATAGGATAGGGAAAATCATACCGTCCGCAATAATTTTTGTGTTTGAAGATTCTTCTCCTCCCTCATCATCGCCACCTTCTTCTTCATCATTGTCTTCAAGTTTTACTTTTCCAGCAACACCTTGACCACTCTGACTCATCATTTCAATCATTTGTTCCATACTGAAATACATGAAATCATTGATTGCCATAATACCCAAATAATCTCTGTACAAAGAAGGATTAATTGCGTCTAATCTTGCTTTGACATCAGGTTTTTGGAAAATATAGTGACCTTTCTTCGCCGCTCCTTGAACGATTGCATTGATAATATTTCTCTTATGTTTTTCTAATTCTAAAATTTCCTCGTCAGTCAAATCTTCAACATCGAATGATGGAATTTCTGGCATTTCGGGTTTCTCTTTCTTCTCAGGTTTTTCTTCTTGATATCTGAAGTCAGAAGTGTCGATACCTTGTCTATTCAATCT